GGGCGGTGTCGGCCACATGCAGCAGCTTGTTGACCGCCATGTCGGTGATCTCGTCGGCGTTCAGGCCCCTGCCCGAAGTGATGACCGACTGAACGGTGCCGACCTTGCCGCCGCCTTCGAGTGAAAACATTTACTGCTCCGCCGTGCGCTTTTCGCCGCCGCGGTAGACGTCCTTGCGGTCGCGCGCTTCGCCGAGGTTTTTGAGGCCCTGAAGGCCAATGAGGAAACGCTCGCCATAGGTCGAGGCCATGCCATCGACGCCAGACGTACGCTTCATCCAGTTCGCTGCTTCCTCGAGCGTACCGTACAACAGCGTGTCGTAGGCGTTCTCGCTGAGCCACGTCGTGCCTGCGTCGCCAGCGAGGGTGAGGGAGGCAGGCTTGTAGAAGTAGTGCAGTTCCGCGGCGTAGTTCGCGTCGGGCGTCGGCGCGACGATGATCGTCGTGTTCGTCGCGTCCGCCGAGAACAGCGCGTAGTAGCGGGGAACACCCTCAACCGTCGGGTTCGGGTAGACCTCGCGCATGTAGTTCACGTCCTTGTTGAGCAGGTACGTGTACTCGTTCAGCGCGATCACCGCGAGGCTGGCCGGGGCGAGGAAGTCTGCCGGGAGCTGTAGGTACTGGCTCCCGGCATCGAACGCACCGGTGACGTTGCGTCGGAAGAATGGAAGCTGGACGAAATACCAGATCCGCTCTTCAGCCTCGCGGATGAAGGTCGGGATCATGGCGACGAAGCCGGGGTCATCGTACTGCGTATACGACTTTACATCGTCTTCGAGATCGGCCAGCGTGTAGACCATTACTTCTGCTTCCGGCCTTCGTGGTAGTCATCCTCCGTCGCAAACTTCGCCTTCTGCTCGGCGTTGAAATACGGCGGCGCGATCTGCGGCGACATGCAATAGCGGTCGACCACGGGTCGCTTCTCGAGGGGCTTCATGGCACCCCTGCCACGGGACTCCATCATGTTACTTCCCCTTTCGGGCAGCGCCGCGCATCGTCGCGGAACTCTTCGGGGTGTAGTTGCAACCAACCATGCCGCCCTTGGCGTACGCCCGGCCCATGGGCATGATCTGCTGCGCGGCCATAGGCGTCATCGACCGCTGCATCATCGCGGCGGCGGGGGCAGGAAGCCCCTGACCCATACCGGGGCTGGGCATGGGAGCGCCGGTTGGGCCCCTCATCATCTTGCCGTCCATCATTTCTTCAGTTCCTTCGCGTTCGCGCCCTTTGCGGGGGCAACAGCAGTCTTCTCGATACGCCCGAGCCCGCCTCCAGCGCCGCCGGTCATCTTGGCTGGCTTGACCTTGACCATGTTCTTCATGCGCCGTCCTCTCAAGTGATCGAGACCGTGAGGTCACCTACGTAGCAATATATCGTGGAAGTGATCGGATTGCCAATCGGGTTCCAGCCAAAGTACGTCGTCGAGGGCTGCCGCTGATCGGGGCGGGGGTTGTAGAGCGCCTGCGGGTCATAGACCCGGATGCGGCCAAGCTGGAGTTGCGGATGGTCCTTGTCGAGGCACGTCCTGCACACCTTCAGCCCGTTGGGGCGAAGATCATAAAATTCGGTATGCAGTTGGTTGAGGCGAAAGCTGAAGCCGCACCGGTCGCAGAGCGCAAGCGCGCGCGGGTTCGATGCAAACTTCGCTGTTGCTCCGCCTCCGTAGGTCATGCCCCGATCCTGTAGCTTGCACCCCGCGGCACGATGCTCAGCGTGGCCTTCTCGCGATCTTCCTCAGAGGCGTTCTGCCAGTCTTCTTCGTAGCGCGCCTTGAGACGCATGATCAGTTCAGGATTGCCAGACGCCTTCTTCTCGGCGATGTGGTAGGCCAACCCTGAGACAAAGACAGGCAGGAAACGGAACGGGAAGTCGCCGGTATTTGTGTACGCGCCTGCGTCCTCGATGCGCTTCAGGATCCAGTAGTGGAGCGTGTAGCCCGCGATGTTGGGCAGCGGCCAGAGGTGGACCTTCGGCCCCGCGTTCAGCCGTTCAATGTAGATCTGCGTCGGGCGTGACTGGATCGTCGGGTTGGTGCGGGTGGCGTAGGTGGACACCGAAACACGGCTGACCGTGTAGCGCGTCGTCTGCGTCTGGTTGGGAAGCTGGACGACCTGCTCAATGATGTCGACGATGTCGGCGTCAAGCTGGTATTCGCCGACGCCCTGCGTGAGCGTGACGACGCGCTCTTCCATCGTCCACATGTTGATGCCGCGGTTGGCCCACTCGAGCAGCATCAGGTTGATGCTGCGGCGGGCGGAGCGCATGTCGTAGCCACTCCTGCTCTCGCTACCCGCGCGCTCGTAGGCCTCTTCGATGGCTTCGGTCAGATCAAGGTTGAACGTGGTCGTTCCGCTGGTCGTCATCTACGCCACCTGTTTCGGCATGGCGATGTTAGCATGCTCACAGGAATACTCAAACGCGCCGATGTGGCGGACCTGCTGCGAAACCATATCGTCCACGAAAGTCGGAAAGCCAAACTCAGCCGCCTTGCGGCAGAAGTAGACGTCCTCGCCCTCGAGGCCGCCGGGGATGTCGTCACCGACGCGCATCAGGAACCACGGCTTCGGCAGCGTCTCGAACACATCGCGGCGGGTTAGCATGAAGCCCATGCCGACATGCGCGACGAGTTCCAGCTTTTGGCTGCCGCGCACCGTGTGGTGGTAGGTCTTGCCTGCAGGGTCCAGCGCAGCCACGGGGCGGAGAGGCAGACGCCGCGTCGAGTAGTTGGCTGCAATGATCGGCTGCCCATGCCCGATCATGCGGTCGACAGCGTCACACGGAAATCGCATGTCGCTGTCGATCCAGAGCATCCAGTCCGCGCCCGCGTCGAGCGCCATCTGCGCCAGCTTCTGCCGCTGGTCGAAGATGAGCGTGCCCTCAAGCACCAGCGGAGTGATTTGGTCGCCCCGATGGTTGCTGACGAAGTGGCCCATCAGGTTCGCCAGATCGAAGGCGAAGGCTGTGTGGACCTGATCGCGGGCAGGCGTGCAGATGGCAAGATGCATTACGGAGCGTCCTCTACGAGCACGATCTGGAAATAGCAGGATACCGCTTCGTTGTCCGCAGAAGTTTTGACCGTGGCCGTGATGCGCTCACCCGGGTTGATCGTAACCGGGAACGTAAAATCGAAGGGGTACAGGCCATTGGCAAACGTCACGATGGCCGCCGTTCGCTGCACCCCACTGGCATCCATGAGCTTGAGGCGGCCTGTGATGAAGTTGGCCCCATTCTCGGTGCCTGATCCAATAGAGCCATACGTGACATACGCCTTATGCCCCGCCGGGCACTGCCACGCGCCGGTCAGCGAGTTGTTCTCACCGATACCCGCGAAGCCGTGGACGACCGCGGGCACGCCCGTGGTAACCGTTCCCGTGCCGACGTAGATATTACCGGCGTTCACTCCACCGGAACCGACCGTCAGCACGGTGACCTGCTGGATGAAGCTATAGGTCTTGGTCGTGTTGACCGCCGTCTGCCCATTGAGGGTGACGGTTTCCTCGGCTTCATCGCCGTTGTTATTGATGCCCTTGATGTAGACGGTGCGCGCACCTGTTCCAGCTGAGGCGTCATCGGTGCTAGACGAACTGACCTTCATCGTAACGGGGGCAGACAGGTAAGGGATCGCGGTGCCGGGTGGCCACACGGTCTCTTCTGTGGCGCTGTCGGCGTCGGCGTTGAAGCCGAAGACATGGACAACGGTGTGATAGCCGATGTCGCCTTTGCCCACCTGAAACTCGAAGGACTCCGTACGACCGAACTTGGAGATTGAGGAGGTCATGGTTATGCCCAGACACGAGCGCGCAGATTGATTACACCGGGATCAAACAGCCGCACACCATTCGGCCCCTCATACCCAGCCGGAACGCCCGCCTCGGTGATCGGCTTGAAGTCGAGGTCTTGGATGATCTGGAGCAAGTGCGTGCGCGTGAACACGTCGCCTTCTTGCGGCAGGCCGTAGGTGACCTGATCTGCAAACTCACCATAGGCGCGGAGGTTGACGT